TTTACAATCCTGCTAAATCTTTAATTCTACTTAATTCTTCGTTGCCTTGATCAAACTTTGCGCCAACTTCGTCGTACATATCGTGTACTAGATCCATTACTGATGTATCTAATCCCATTGGTCTCTTGCCTTGGATTAGTTCAGCAATAGAGTAGAAATCTTCTAGTTGGCTTGCAATCATTCTTACGTCTTCGTCATGGCCGCCTTTTCTTGCGTCTTCCATTTCTTGTTGCTTTTGTTTGATCATGCCGGTTAGTTTTTGCATAACTTTTTTGTCAGCATCGTTTAGTTTACGGTTTTCTTGCATATCAGTGTCCTTGTAGCCCATAACTTCTGCAACTTTGTTATTGATCATCTCAAGCATTTTCTTTGCAGTTTCAATATATTCTTCGCCGTATTCTTTTTCTACTTTTGTAAGAACAGCAGTTTCGCCTTTTGGAATTTGTCCAGTCTTTGGATTTACAAACTGCATAACATATTCGCCTAATGGTAATTGTTGTTGCTCTGATGATTCGTCGCTTTCAGAAGCATTGTCAGTATCATCATACATACCTGCGATGCCGCCGGTATCAAGACTATCGAGTGTTCCGTTAAGAGCACTTAATATTTCTGGGTGCGGTGTTTGCCCGTCAATCTTAACTGAACGAGCGCCTCGTGTATATTCTACTGAAACTTTATCTTTATCGATGCCTGTTTCATTACTAAATGTGTCACGAATAACTTGTTCTGCCTTTGTGTATCTTACAGGAACTTGTAGTTCAATTTCTTCGCCATCTCTCGGACGCTCATCGAACGGAACAAAATCGCCTTCTATGCCAAATCTTTTGTGTAGTGCGGCATCCATGTCATTATCTCTGTCTGCTTCACTAGTTTGTTCGTCAATTTTTGCTACTTTTAAATCTTCATCTGGACCGTAATAATCTTCGAGAGAATTGTTCTTCTCGTCATATACCCATGGGCCCTGTCCGCCGCCCTCTTCCGAGTGTGGATCATTATCAAATGCCTGTAGTTTACCCATGTAATCTACAATCTTAAATATCTTCTCACTTTTAGGATCTTTAACTTTAAATAGTACGTCGTCCTCTTTCATGCCACTAAAAGCACCGATTACATTATCAACTATATCTCGTCGATATCCTTTTGATATATTCATCTGTCTTAAAACACTTCCTAAATTTAGGCTTTTTATTGCTTTAGGAATCATATCGTAAATTTCTTTTTCTGATGCATTAGATGATACACCCATCTTTTTCAATTCTTGAGCAATCAATGTTGCATCGTCAACAGCTTCTTTATCAGCTTCGCTAAATTGACCCATTAGGTCTTCGAAGCTGGTTTCAATTGCGTCGTCATAACTATCAACTTCCATCATAGGAGCCATATCTTTTAACATGGCTTCTATTTCATCTTCGTCGTATTTGCCAGATTGTGCAAGCATGTCAACTAGCTTGAGGATTTCGTCCTTTGTCATACCGCGTGGAATGTAATCACCCACTTCGCTAGGCTCGGCAGGACCACGACCGCGAACACCTTTCAACACTTCTGCATAAGTGCGTTCTACTCGATCTCTGCTGTTTGCCATCATTGATAGATCGCCGTCTTCGTCTAGTAAATCTTCCGGACCAATTTCTTCTGCAAGTGTAGTTTCACTTACTAGTCTGTATACATATGGGAATACATCTTTTAGCTCTTCGTTAAATTGACGAATTGTAAGTTGATCAATCCAATTTTCTCTAACGTCATCAGGTACATCTTCCATTACCGTTGCTTCAAAACCTTCTACTGCTTCTGTGTAGTATCCTGTTCTTTGTAAGCCTTGTACTCTCGATTTAATAGTTTCAATTCTTTCACTGACTGCATCTACGTACCTTGCTAAACCTTCTGCCATTACACTAGAACGACTCATGTAGTTTTTAAACTTACGTAGGCTAGATAGTTCTTCTGACAATCCTGTGATGTGCTGACCGAACTCATCAAATGGTTTGCCGCCTTCTGCTACGTGACGAGCCATTGCTCTTGCTCCATTTAAGTGACGATACGGGTACTTAAATCTTTCTCCGTCTGCACTTTCAATATAGATAGAGCCAATACCTTGTGTTCTGCTAACAGGATTTTCCTGATTAACGTTTGCTCTATGCTTGATAACAATACGTGCAGAATCAACATCCTGATAACTTGTTCTGCTAGTTCCGTATAATTTTGATTCGGTCATTTGAGTGTCCCCGGTATTTGCTAAAAAATTGTAATCTCGTTTTTTTAGATTCGATCTGTTAATATCACGTATGTCAAAATTTAACATACGCTTCTTGGCAAACTGTCTTAGTTCTTTAAGAAAGCTGTACCATACATTCTGTGTTCCTTGATCTTCGTTGTTTATAAAATCATTAGAAAATGTAACTGATATTCCGTCATCTTCTGAAAGGGCAACACTTACTTTGCCTAATGATTTTCCTTCTGTTGTAAAAGTAAAATCAAAAAATCTAGCAGTTTCAGGTTCCGTTACAACTTCTCCCGCTTCGTTGCCGATTGTTAAATTTTCAAATCTGCCTCTAATTTTAGAAAACAGATCACTTGCAATTTTATCAAGGTTGTTCATAATTGTATTTATCAATAGTTATTACTAATGAAGATCGGCATTGGCGGCTCATAATCTTCTTCTTGCTCTGTTTGTACAAAGGTATTGTAAACTCTAGGATCCCAGTCTTTTAATACTGCCATCATTCTAAGTGCTAACAAAGTTGCTGATATAAGATCGTCGTTGTGTCCTAGTTTTGCTTGATAGGAACTGCCCGTAGCTACAAAGTTTTTAAGTTCACTTATAAATGGTTTACTGCGTATTGTCATTTTATCGTTTTCAATCATTGTCTTTAGACGACTACATGCTGTAATTTTTGTAGAGTGTGTTGTGTTAAATCCTTTGCGGAACTTTCTAACATGTCCCTTTCTAATTGGTTCACTTACAAACATACCTGGAATATTTTCTTCACCGAAATCGTTGATAACAATAAGTGCGGCTTCGCCTATGCCATTATTTTCTACACTCCAGTATATATTGTTACTAATGCCAGTTTCTGATTCAATATATCTACAAATATCTGCAAGTATTCTTATCTGACCTGGAATAGCAGTTTGATTGTGTTGCCATTCTGCAACCTGCTCATAACTAGGCAATTCAAATACTTGGATGGCTGCAAAGTCTCCACCAGTGCCCATACTAGGGTCTAATGCAACTGCATATGTATATTGACTCGTTGGCTTTTTATACCAACGAGTCTGGCCCATGTTTAATATAGGACTTGATCCTTCTAGCACAGCAAGTTTAATAGAGTTTATCAGTGTTTCGTCAAATACTAAAAATTCACAGCCGTATTCTCTGCGGAATTTTTCTTCGCCAATACGACCAATTTCTTCTTCTTTCCATTTTTCGTCTCTGTCAGGATGCTCCCACCAATCTGCTCTAAAAGAATAAAATCCATTAATGCCAACTTCACTTTCGTTACCGTGTGCGTCAAACTTTTGCTCTGCTTGTTTCCAAATTGTAGCAAATGTATCTTCGTCTGAATTGGGTGTACTTGTTAGAATAGATCTACCACCTGTTGCTAGTGTAGGTGATATTGATGTCCAGAACTCTTCCGCAATATTAGGCTGTACGAACGCAAACTCATCGCAGTATAATAGTGAGATACTCATACCACGTCCTGTGTTGCCTGTTGTTGTTTGGCTTACAATTCTACTACCGTTTTCAAACTCTATACTACCTTTGTTGTAACTTGTAACACCTGCACGAATAAAGTCTGGACACATTTCATATACATAGCGAATACGTTGCATGATTTCTTGAGCACCTGTGTACTTGTGTGCCGCAATCAAAATAGTTTGATCTGGATTAAACATTGCATACCAACACAAATAGATAGCTGCACAAGTAGTCTTTCCCGTCTGTCTAGGCATCATGTTAATGTTAAATCTATAATTATGATATGAATTGAGTAATCGTAGTTGATATTCGTAAGGTTCAAATAATAATTTGCCTTTTACAGGATGCTGAATGTAAGCAAAATTTTCTGCAAAGTACAAATAACCTAGATCAGGATCCATACAATTTGCAAGATGATTGATCTGCTCTTCTGTATATGTTTCTTTTTTATTTGCTTTTTTGGTTAATACACCATCTAACGATTTACTCATACTTTTATTTAACCATAAAAAAAGCCCCTTGCGGGGCTTTTGATTTATCCTGCGTCTATGCAGTTATTAACTCGTTTGCCGCCTTTCATTTTAGTTGGCTTTGTAGGATGGATTTTCTTACCGTCCCAACAAGCTGGTCCACCTGCTGGAGACTTTTTACCTTTCTTCTTATTACTACTTTTCTTGCCTTTTCTTTCTAAGACGTCTTGCGTAACTTCAAAGATTTTCATTTTTTCTTCTTTCCGCCTTTTTGATCTTTGCCAGTAGCGCCTGCAATAATATCGCCTCTAGTTACTTTATCATATGGAGGATAGTTGTTTGCTAAATTACCATCGCCTTTCTTAGATTTCTTTTCTTCAAGAGCTCTATATAGCATATCTTTGATACTTTCTACAGCCATTGCGTTGTCGCCGTCCTGAGCTTTGGCATACATTTTCTTTTCACGATTTAAACCACCTGACAAATCTTTTGTCATGTATTGTGTATCTTTGTATTCTTCTTCGTCAGGAGAACCATCTGGACTATTAGCATATGATTCATTATTTCCGCGAGCTTCTTCTTCCGCACTGTGTAGGAAACTTATTGCTTCTTCTGCCGCTTCTGCTTGTGCTTGTGGACCGTCATGTATTGCATCCATAACTATGCCAATAGCTTTTTCATAGTGCGAGCCTTCTGGAGCATCACCATTTCTTAAGTAGTCGCCTAGTTCGTCTGCAATGTCATCGGCCATGTCATTATCGTCCATTGCTGCATTTTGGATTTCAGAAATATCACTCATAAGTCTTGCGAATACTGAATCAGGATCTTCTGGCTCTGCATTACCGCCTACTACTACTTCTTCAAGACCACTAAGTCTTCTAATACTGTTTAGATCTTCTTGACTTTCATCCAGTCCCAGCAATGATACCGCTTTTTCTGAACTTTCTTCATCTGCAGGTTCGCCCATTATTCTTTCAAACTCGTCGAACATTGCTTTAGTGATAGGTGTATCCTCATCACTTAAAAATCTCAAGGCATTACCTAGTATTTTGTCTTCGCCGTGTTTTGCTACGAGTGCATCGTATTCACTTTTTTCGACTGTGTCTAAATCCACACCCGAATCTTGAAAGAACTTAAACATGCCGTCTGCTAAACTACCGATGTCTGCACTGTCATATTGATTATATTTTTTATACCAAGATCTTAGTTGATCTTCGTCTGCTTCTTCAATGCTTTCTTCTTTAGGCATTAGTGCAATGTCGGGTTGGTTATCACCGTCCATGTCAACATCTAATTTAGTGTCTGATGGACCTACTTGTCCTGCACCTGATAGTCCTGCGTTTTGCATGAGTTTTAATAAATCATCTACATGATCTTTGCCACTTGCGTTTAAACTTACGTTCATTGAAACTGGCTGACCTTGTGGCTCTTGTGGCATAGCTGCCGGAGCTGGCACAGGCATTGGAGCTTCGCCTACACGATTAAATGATTCTAAAATAGATTGCATACTATTTTTGTCTGCTGATGTAGCTGTCTTAGACTTGCTTTTAGTTGTTGCATCAAAATTCTTTAAGATGTCTAACATATTGTCACTCATGATTAACTTCCTAACGGGCTTTTACTATTTTCTGAATCATCAATATCTGTGCTTTCACCCACTGGTGCGCCTTCCATTGGATCATTATCTCTTTCTTTGCGAACTTGCTCTAGTTCTTTTAGAAGATCCATAACACGAGTTGTGCCCGCTGTACTCTGCGGATCTTTAACAGGACCGTCTTCTAATTCTTCTTTTGTAAGCAATGCTTCGTATGGTTCGTTTGACTTAGGTTCTTGGTACTCTTCTTGAGCTTCGCCTACGCCACGTACAATAACATGACTTACAGGTAAATCACAGCAATATGGAATATATTGTTCTAACACTTGTCTAGTAGTTGGATAGTTTAAACTAACTTCGTAGTAGGTAACTTCCATGTTTGATAATTGTGGGAAGTCTAATGGACGTTCCTGAATAGGAGTTTTCTTTCCACTACTCATGTTAGCGACACCAAACTTTTGCAATGATGTTTCTAATTTATCTACACACCCTTCTGGTAATTCACCAGCAATTCCAATTTTGAAATCATAGGTCTTTTTTGATTCGGTCAAATATTCTACAAAACTTTTCATAATATTATTTATCCTTGTCTAGCCCTTTTAGACGCTCTAGTAGGCTGTTTCTATCAGTGACAACATATCCTTCGCCATTGATAATACCTTGTTCATCATTCGAACTATCTCTGTCCAGTTTTTCTTTTTTTAATTGCAATTCTACCATTTTTAACTTTTTGTCCAACTTTGCAACTTTACTATCTAGGTTAGTTTTTAAAAATGTGCTGGCTACTTCAAATACTCTACCTGAATAGCGACTTTCTACATTCATACCTAGATCCATTAAATCTTCATATGCTGCCATGGCTTTGTCAGCAACTTCGTCTAATTCTTCGTCAGCCATTTCACCTAGGCCTTTTACTTTAGGCAAAGCAGAAGCAATTTTGTCAAACTCTTGTATTTCGGCAACAACTTCTTTGTTCTTTTGTCTTTGAGTTTTTTTAGATTCTTCTTTTGCATCTTCAACAAACTGTTGATTTTCGGGCATGTTTAATAAATCTTCTAGTTTCTTAGTCATAACACTAACCTTAATATACGCACTTATTTATCTGCGTCTTCCTTGATGGAAAATATCCTTTTCACTGATTACACGAAACTTAATGCCTTGTTGTTTACACCATGCATTTGCTGCTTCCCATTTTGCTTGATTTATAACCCAATGTGCTTTATTGTGTTGCGAATTGCCTAGACTTTCTTTTACGGTTTGATTTTCTGGTTTTACTTCTATTAATTCTACATGTTGTCTACCGTTTTTGTCTGCATAAGCAATAAAAAAGTCTGGTACATAAATTGTTTGTTTTCCGGTTAATGGATTACGGTATGGAATTCGTATTGCTTCGCTTGCCCACTTTGCTATTCCTGCATGTTCGTCACAGAACCGCATAAATGCAAACTCCCAACTCGAACGATAAGTAGGTGTTTTGTTGCCCATGTATTTGTCAGGGTTTTTTAGATTAAATTTTCCTTGAGCAAATCTAGACATTTTAATTACCTAAATCTAAAACTAGCAGGATAAAATTCGTTTGAGCCAGTATTTGACAGTTGTGCATTATTGCTAGCGTCTAGCCATACTAATTTTTCTACTATCGATGATCCTTCATACCATATCCACAATCCAGTAGGTTCACTAGGACTTAGTGTTATTGTACCAGAACTTAGATTTGCATAGTCTCCGTCGCTAGCTCCTGAATACTGTCTACCTATTTTTACTGCTTTTGTTACAGTAAGTTCTACTGTGTCACCTACAAAATATGTTTTTGTTTTGTTAGAACCATTATCTAAAATTCTATCTTGGCCTTGCGTATAAAATGTGGCTGTAGTTATTGCATAAGTTTGATTAGGAGTGTCATCATAAAATGGAACCAAGTTGTCTCCTGTAACAGATGGAATAGAGTTGCCTTGACTATCAGTTGCGCTGGTTATATTTAAGGTCATAAAGTTGCCTTTTAGAATAGGTCCTGCTTTAAGAGTAAAGAGCCAATAGTTAAGTGTTCGCATAAAACCATCAATTGTTGGAACATTTGTAACTGTTAACGTACCTGTAGGATTATCAAAATAATCACTGGCATTGCCCTGATCTACAGTTATTTCATAATCAAATGTTGTGCCTGCAGGAATGTTGTATAATATTGCATATATTCCTAGTTTAGCGCCTGGTGGATAATAATAGTCTGTTGTTGATCCACTCACTAAAGAATTTACTCTTCCACTTGAACTTGAGTCCCAGTATAGTTGCCATCTAAGCCAATCAGGAGTCCTTGTTGTTCCGTCATCTACCACTGTTATATTTAGAGAATCTCCATTTGCGCCGTCATTGACAGATATAGTCAAAGTTTGTGTAGGCTCTATAGCTTCATTTGCGAGGATTGTAAACCTTGCTGTTCCTGTGTTATTGTTTATTTCAAAGTATTGTCTTCCTCTAATTGCCGCACCAGAACTGTTTGATACTTCGTAATACCAGTTTCCGCTTGTTGATGTTACCGTTAAAGGAACAATAGTACCGTCTGGAACATTTGTTGTTGTAAGTGTTACAGTAATTGTGCCATCACCTTCTGTTACTGAACTAGGTCCTGATAGAGAGTATGTTCTATCTGCAGGAACAGGAATACCACTAGGTAATAAGGTAATTTTTGCAGCATTAGGGTTTAAAGTTAAGTAGTTTTCCATGCTAGTATAAACATTGTAATTAAATGCAGGACTATTAAATTTGGGCACTATCATTATAGATCTAGGTTGGGATGCATCTATGTTTTTTGTAGGTATTGTAATTTTTGTTACCTTATACATAGGCATCGCATCACTTGGCACATTGCGGACTTGTTCTCCTGTGCTATTATAATAAAATCTTTGTAAGATTCCAGATTCCCAGTTTAAACTATCGTATCTGTTATCAGTGTCACGTGTATTGTCCCACTCCCAAGGATAAAAAGACCAATAATCGTCGGTGTTTTCTGAATCACGGAAAACATATATTTCTAAATCTTCTCCTTCTGTAATTGTTGTTCTAGGATATTTTACAAGGAAGTCTATTTCTCTATCTGAGCCACCATTACTCATTGTAAGTTTTTTTGCTGATATAAAAGGTGCCCTTAAAAGTTTATTTGGTCCGCCAAATATTGTTTGGTCCGATGTGTAATCATCTGTGTTGCCAGTTCCTTTCATATGATTAGACCAAGCAAGTTGTGAAATATAATCTTTAAATTGATAATGATTCCATTTGCGTCTAGCTTCTGCTAGCTGTGCAATTACTCCTGTTACTTGCGGACACGCCATTGATGTACCAGAAATTGCCATAGCCCTATAGTTAGTATCAAGATAATAGTCACCTCTATAATCTGCAGAGTACCCGTTCCATATTGTACTTCCTTCAGGTATAGCTCCCATAATCCAACTTCCTGGAGCATATAAATCAACTCCTGGACCTGCATTACTAAAACTTGATCTTATATTATTTGTAGGTGGATTCCAGCCGCTGGTGCTTCCATTACCGAAGTTCATAGCTCCTACAGTTATTACATCGCCGTTTCCTGGAGTTGCTCCTCTATGATAATACCGTGTTCCGTATACACTAGAAGTCCAATAGTTATCGTAATCGTCTCCGCCTGGAACATCTACTTTGTGTTTATCATTACCTGCAGCAGCAACGACTATTATACCTGCATCGATACAATCTTGTATATCAGCATCAACTGAAGCAAAGTTAACAGGAAAAAGATAATCTCCATCATTGTTTTGCTGGCTTTCAACCATGCCGTATTGAGATTGCATGGTAGTTCCAGTCCAAGGAGTGCCTCTATAATTACCCCCTGTGATGTTAATATAAGGAGAAAAATATCCCCAACTATTACTCATAATTGTAGGATTATCATTTGTTTTGTTTTGATGCCAAAGCCTCATTAAATTAATTGCTAAACTAGTTCCGAATGCATCTGTATCGAAAATTTTAATAGCATAGATGTTAGCAGATGGAGCCCAGCCAAATCTTGCACCAGCGACTGTACTACTACAATGTGTGCCGTGACCATATTGGTCTGTGTAATGTTGAGCTCCTTGAGTATATGTGCCAGACAATCCTGCTTCTGCAGGCCAATCTACTTGCTGTAGTCTACTTACGCCTGTAATAGGATCTCTCCATTCTGGATGATCAGCAAGAATGCCACTATCGCATATAACTATATCTACATTTTTTCCTGAAGCAGTAATTCCATCAACCCAGCCGTCTGGTCTTACAGTAAAACTTCTAGTACCATGTGTACTCATCCATTTACCCCAGTCAGTTTTGTCTGAGTAATAAAATCCTTGATTAGCTGTTCGTTCTCCGGTACGTCCTACATTATGAAGCAATTCACCGCCGTTTTCTATTTTAGAACCTACTCTTACATCTATAACACGAGTATCTGTTCGTAAAGTTTCTGCCTGTTCTACAGTCATTATTAAATCAAAATTACGCAAACTTTCTGGTTTTTCGTTATGGACAGTATACCCAGCAGTATGCATTTCTTGCATAAAGTCTGCTTTATTGACGCCTTTGTGTAAAGTAACTACACAACGATTTTCAGACATTTTGAATTTCCTTAATAAAGCGCATTCCAAGAAGTTCCATCATAAAACACAGGATACGGGTCTGTACCACTTTTTAATCCTGGATCCCAGCTTACGCCGTCTGCTACAGCAAAACTTCCACTAACAGCAGTGGGTGCCGAGGTTTGGGCTGTTAATTCTAAAACTTTGGATGCAGAAATACTGCCATCTACTGCAAGAACGCCTTCACTATTTCCTGTATTAAAAACAAAATCGGCTCCACTATCAAATGTAGGATTCCCTACACCTGTAAAAACAAAATCAGTTGCTGTAACTGTGTTAAAAATAACGTCGTCTGTTGTGTTTAATGTTTGATCTCCACCGCCAGGTAACCCTGTGACAGTGGCTCCTGTAAAATCAACTCCTGCTTGGAATTCTACATTAGAAGTAAAAGTTGTGCCTTGTTGTGCAATTTGTAATCCTACTACATTAACATTTGTAAAATCTACAATAACACTGTCGTTAAATTTCAGGCTGTTTTCGATAACAACATCGCTTGAAAATGTAGTTGCCGGTGTTACAGTAATTGCACTACTATCGTCCGTGTCAATTATACTATTTGCAAAACTAAAATTACCTACAGTATCTCCTACAATACTTGACAAATCTACACTGTTACCATTTGAAATAGAAAGTGTTGTACTAACCAACGAAAGAGTTTGACTATCAGTTTCTGCAGTAATATATCCTACATCGTTTGTAAACTCTGACAATAGAGTAGGTATAGAACTTATTGTAATAAATCCTGCACTATTTGTTAATTGATTAGTATCAGTTGCAATAGCTGGTCTATTAATAAGATCATTATAGTTGCCACTAAACAATATTCCACCAACGTCTGCAAGTTCTGATACGTCTTGCGGTATAGTAGGTTTGTTTGTTAAACTTGTATATGAACCGTCAAATGTAAATACAGGCGGAACATCTGTTAGATCATTGAATGATCCTGTGTATGCTAGATTTGATAATGGACTTACATACCCTTGTGATTGCGGATTTCCGTATGTTACATCTGTAATTAACTTACGCCATGCACCGGCATGTGCATAATATAGTGCGCCAGTATCATTTGCTTGCAAAGTCATACCACTGTAGGTGTTTGGATTATAAGAAGCAAGATCGTTCTCAGTTGCTACTGAATTAGAATATAGAATTTTATTAGATCCAAAATCTACATTTTCGTTTCCTATGTCGGGTATGTTATCAACAGTGGTTTGTAAATTATCTACTCTGCCATCTAAATCGGAAAAGTTTCCGTCTAACTCTACATGAGTAAGTGCTGCACCTTTAATTGTTCTTAATGTAATAGCCATCTTATTTCCTATACTACATAACCTGGTTCGACAAATCCAAGTTCCATAAATGTGGTTGTGTCGTCTGTAATTACAACTTCAACAAACTCTTGATCGCCAATGTTTCTAGCTTCTAGTCTGTTGCCTGTTATTGTTCTATATCCTATACTACTAATATTTTCTCTATTGTAGTTTAATATTTCTGCAACTACTGCATCAAGTTGCACTTTATTAAAATTTTTAATACCGTCTAATAATTCAAAAGTTTTAATATTATCTAATTTTGCTTGTTGTAGTAAAAGGCCTGCTACCGCTGTAGCACTTACTTTTTCAAATCCACGTTTTTCAAAAAACCCAACCACTGCATCAACTTCATTTGCAGGAAATGCAAGTTTTTTTGTAAAATATTTGTTGTAAAATTCTTTTACTTTAGTTGAGCTATCTATTCTCGTACTAGCAGGTAAGTTACTCATTATAGTCCTCCTCTTACTCTGCCAGAAGCATCTCTATTGGATAGATCAGCATTGCTTACTTTACTGTTTGCTTTTCCTGTAGCGACTGCGCCTTGTATTTTTTGTTCATAATTTTTAGCAGAAGTATTAATAGCACCGCCGATTGCTTCAAGTTTTTGGAAGAATCCACCATTGCCGGTGTTCTTTGGAAAGTTGTATCCTGCTGTCTGACCTGACTGTGATTGTCCTGCTTGCTGTACAGCTGCTTTAAAAATATTCAAACCTTCTTCTCTTAATCCTTCTGAGGTTAGTCCTTTAGCATTTGTAAACACATTAGCTGCATCTCGTAAAGTTCCAAGACTTACATTACCACTAGCAACATCGTCTAGAACACCTTGTATACCTCCTAGAACACCTCCTTGTCCTAGCAAACTTTGTGTACCGCCGCCAGCAACACCTAAAGGACTAGGAGTAGTATCGTAGTGTTCTTTGGCAAATCCTGGAGGAGAATCTTCTCCTGTAGGTCCTCTACTATATAACACTGCTTCATATGCAACCTGCATTGAATTTTCTGCAACTCCCTGTGCGTCTGATTGATCTAGTTTATCGTGACCAAAATTAGTAACCAAAGGATTAACAAGAGTATAGGCAATATATTCGTGTCTAGCCATTTGATAAATTGTTATCTTATCAAAAAACGGAACAGAAGCTCCGCTGTCTAAACCATATCTGCTTTTATGTTGGTACTCTCCGCCATAGGTATTTCTTGACATAAAAGCATTACTTGAACCGCTTTCTATATGGGTTCCATCTCTAAAATAATATCTATAATATGCCTCCATTAAAGTACTAGTTACACCGAGATTATCGTCGTGGAATACAAAATTTATCGGTTCGTACTCTAATGTTGTTTGTAAATTCTTTTTGCGATTGTACATATTTTTAGTTACAGTGTTTACGCTATAACTAGGAAGATCTACTGATTTTACTAATAAGTTAATTTCGTTGGTATGTCTTTGATGAAAGTTAATGAATACATCTTTGGCAGCTTGACCAATAGAAAATACTACATGATAAAGGTATTTGGTTTTAGGAGCAAGTCTAAAAGCACTATCAACATAAAGTCTCGATGCGTGTTTGTAATCGCCAAAAGATCCTTTGGGATTAGTTGCACCGCCGACTAAGTTATCTAAAAATCCATTAAGTATATTTGCCATAATAATATTTATGCCATTTTATTAACTGCGCATAAAACAAAAGGAGCTATAAAAGCTCCTTTTATCTGGCATTTCAACTTGTAAAAGTATTATGCGCCGCCACCTGTGATTAGGCTTCCTAGTGTTCTGCCTACCGCAGTACCAACACCTTCACCTTGTGGTGTTTGAACAGCGTTGTCATAACGAATTGCTAGTGTGATCTGAACTGGATCGTTTGTTGCATATGCTAAACTGTTGTAGTTAGCATTCTGTACAAAGCAACCATATAGTTCAAATGTTTCTAGTACATTCGGTGTGTTAGCACCGTTGCCGCCGTCTAGAATTTCAATTCTAGTAGTAAACTTATAATCAATACCTGAAGCTGCACTTGACTGTTCAAAGAAATCAAACTGCTTCTGTAATTGTTCACCGACTAGTTTTTGTACATTGTTGTTAACGTCTTCACGTAAGTTTAATGTAATTGGATCCCATGCATGCTTACCTGCAAGGTAAACACGAGAGTTATAAACAGGTACTTCAATTTCTTCAAAGTTTACAGTTGGACGAGTTACGTCTATTACCTGCTTGGTTAATTCTGTAGTAGGTGTACTTACACCAAAGTTTTCTAGTGTCACTCTAAAGCGATATTGTAACTTAGGCATTAACAAGCCTTGGCTTGCTGCACTGCTGTCACTTGCTAGTGGCACTGTAATTTTTGATAGTGTTGAAATTGCCATCTTATTCTCCTATATAACTATTTAGCCAAAATAGGTCCCCTTGCGGGGACCCACTTTTTATAGGCCTGCGATCTCGCCTGTGTTCTTCAATCTTAGTGGAATGTAGATGAATTCAACAGCCTTAACAGGTTCAATAGCAATGTCTAAGTATAGTTCATTTCTATCTATTCTATTTGGTGTGTTGTTTGACTCATCACAAACTACTAAGAAGTCATACAGTGCTCTTTGACCTACTAATTCAAGTAGTAAACTTTCTGTTGCACCTTTGATTTCATCTCTGGTGATCTTATCGTTTGGTTCAAAGATGTATGGCTTAGCAAGTTTGTTCAACTGTGAACGTAAGTAAATTACTAAACGTGCTACGTTGATACGATCTAATGCACTTGCATTTCTTGCACGAGTCTTTTGACCATAGTTAACAAGTCCAGCGCCGTTTAAGAATGTAATTGGGTTTACATTCTGAGCGTATAGTGTATCACGCTGTCCTTCGTTAAGTGCAATACTTACAAATTCACCTTCGCTATCGATGTAACCAGTAGCACTTGCATTAGTAATACCGCCACGTCTTGTACCTGCTGGTGCAAACCATGGATAGCTTACCTGATCACTTAGTGCAATAGTACGTAGTATCATGTGTGAAGCAGGAACTACAACGTTGTTACCAAAGTTGTCGCTTGTAAATCCTGATGGATAAAACATACCTAAGTATTCATCTCTACTTACAAGGCCACGATCGTTGTCTTCTAGTGCAAGATTAACATTGTTTGCCCAATCATTTAATGTTGTAGCATCTGGTGTTAATCTAAATGGTGAATCACCGACAATAAATGCACTTAGTCCTCTATCGTAGTTTAGGCTGATCATTTCGCCAATAAGCTCTGAATAACCTGGACATGCCATTAAGTTAAACGGTCTAGCTTCATCATCTCTAATGTCGTCATTAGAGTTAACTGTAGCTTGTAGAGCTTGTACAACAACTTTACGTTGTGCAATGCGTCCGAATGAGCCTGCGCCGTCTTCTTGGTTAGCTGATTCAGTTACCCAACGGTGTGCGTAATAAGCATCATTGTTGCCTGTTCCGCCCATTGGTTGATCACCATAACGGATGTTGTCAGCTGTAAGATCTACATAGTTACGAACAAATCTCTTGACGTTGAATCCGCTTCTACGTAAGTTGAACAGCAACATACCTTTTGGATATAGTGCTGGATCTGGAGCGTCAAAGTCTAAGAAATCACTAGCAAGCAAATCAGTGATCGAACTTTCAGTGTCGTTAGCAGCTAAGCCTGCATCAGTCCAACGTGCATCTGCAAACAGAATACCGTTGTCTGTAGTTTGGTCTGTGCTGTCTAATAGATCCCACTTTAGACTGTCGCCGTTGTATCTGTAGATCAATGGATAGTTGTCGATATCAGCAGTTGACACCCAAAGATCGCCGTTAACAAGATCGGTTCCGTCTGATTGTGTTGTAGGCTCTGTAGCCGAAACAATTGGTCCTTCTGGATCAGTTGCTAGATTAGCGTTAGCATTATAGTAAGGAGCCGGGCTAGTTGATAATCCAGATGCACCATCATATTGATAGCCAACCCAAGTGTCGCCATTATGGATAAGAATATCACACTCGTCAACAACTGAACTGTACCATAATGCACCGTCTGCTGTTAAAGAAGTAGGAGCATCTGCAGAGTTTTCAGCTACTAAAGGCTTCCAGTTAGAGATAACATAGTCATAGAATGTATCACCTGCTGGTGCAGCATAGAAATTAGCTGTATTAGTATTAATACCCATGTCAGCTAGTAATCCATTAGCGTCACTAATCTTAATGTCTCCGCCATTAACATGACTGATTGTTAGTTTGTTTTGACCGTCAACACTTGCTAGAACTTGTGTTAATGTACTTGCGTTAATTGCTTCTGCAATTGTTTCTGCATCAGTTGAGTCGCCTGCAAGAGCAAAAGTTACTGCAACGTCTGCGCTAATGTTTTGCTGTCCAGGTACAGTTTCTGCAATATTAAACCCTGTGACAGGTGTTGCTGTAAATGTAGTGCCGGTAATAGCATTTGATGTTACGCTTGCATATCCTGTTGCATTTCTTCTAAAGATCTTAAAATCTGCAATCGGATCTGCTTCTTCAGCAACGTCTGCTTTAACATATAAATCACCTACAGCAAGGTTCTTACCGCCTTCTGCACGATCTAAATTATAAAGAGCAAGTTCTGGAGTTGTATAAACTGGAGCAGTTACTTCGTCCCAAAGCAGTGTAGCATCATTCCATGTTTTAACTCGGAATCTAGCGCCACCATTTGGTTCAGTTGTTTTAACCCAAATACTTCCAGTTGGCTTGTTGTCTTCAAAACTCTTGTACGTTGGTACATTTGTATGTGGACTAACTTGTAAAGTAGGTGCAGGGTAAGTACCGTCTGCAATGCCTAATTTTCCTGCGATCGGAGTTAATCCAACGTTAATATCTGGACCTGTTGAACGAAGTTCTAAAGCACCGCCTGTTTCCCTTGCACTAATGCCTGTAATATTTGCATTATTGATTTGAGTTACTAAACTAGCAACAGTTGTGCCAGTAGTAGTAATGTTATTTCCGTTAATAGAAATACTTTCACCAAGTACAATGCCGTGGTTAGCTGTAACAGTACCAATAACAGTAGTTAAACTAGCTTTCCATTCGTCTGAACCAAGTTCTACCCATGTACCTGCGGCAACTTGTCCGTCCCCTTGGTTATTACCTGCGTTTCCGCCTGACTTGTAATAAGTTCTAATTAAGTTAGTAGTTGTAACAATCGCATAATCGCCAGTTTGGCCAACTGATGGCTTTGGATCTGATGTGGCACTACCGCCAATTAAATCTGTTGCATCATTGATAATTGTTGCTGAAATGCTTGAAAAACTTTGTCCACCTGTAGTAGCAGAACTTGCTCCATTCCATTCTAAGATACCGTAATTGGTTGTGTCAATTTCAAACCAATATGTACCGTCTGCTGGATTTCCTGCAGGTGCTTCTGCACTTGGTGTTAGTTCATTCAAATCAATGTCAGCACGTACAACATATGCACGATTGCTTACACCTAGTAATGAGTATGCAGCTTGTAAACCATACTCGTTCAATTCTCCGCCATGTACTGGATTGTTGTTATTATCAACTTGGAAAATTGGATCGCCGAAAGTTTCGGCTAAGTCTCTTTGGCTAGTTAGTAGATAAACTTTTCCAGCGTTTTCTTTTAAAGTGCCCTGTGCAATACCTGTCCCTGCTGAATTAGTTTTATCTTGAGCAGATGCAACAAATATCATTGGCACCGTGCCTGGTTCAGCAGGAGTGTAAAAACTCTCATCAATTACTGAAACCTGTACACCTGGTGATGTTAATGCCATTGTGTTTCTCCTATATTCGTTAAACGAAATGTTACTAGTGTATTTAGTAGATATATTTTAAAAACCAGTGATATACCCCCTAAAAAAGGTACCGAAAAGGTGAGGTAAATAACACTATGCGTCCTTTATGTAAATGTGGGCAAAGACCTGCGGCAATTAATTATAAAAAAGATAATAAAACCTATTATCGCAAGCTCTGTGAAAAATGTCTGCGGAATGGTCTTGGACATGGAATTCCAAAATGGAAGCAGTCGGGTTATAATAAAAAAGACACCTGCGAAAAGTGTGGATTTACATCTAAGCATTCTGAACAATTTAATGTGTTCCATATAGACGGAGATTTAAATAATTGCCGTCCCTCTAACTTAAAAACTATTTGTGCCAATTGTCAACGCATAATACAAAAAGAAGGTATTAAATGGAAACAAGGAGATCTACTCCCTGATTTTTAGGTTGACATTTTTTGTAAAAATGTTATACTATGTTTTTACTAGGAAACATCTATGGCAAAAATCAACTACAAATATAACGAAGGCGAACTCATTAAAGAACTTCAGGAATACATTGATGCTACATACGGAGAGCATTATAGCCTAAACAAGTTTCAGGCAACAGAGTTTATTATTGACGCAGGTCACGGTGATGGTTTTTGTATTGGTAATGTAATGAAGTATGCTCAACGCTACGGTAAGAAAGACGGTTATAACAGAAAAGATCTGTTAAAAGTTTTGCACTATGCGTTGATTGAATTGTATGTACACGACAAGGAAGGTCGTTAACCAATAAGGAAACCGTAGCCTGTGCCACCTGGCACTGCTTGACTTACTTCTTGTTCTAACTTTTCCATTTCAGCTTGTGCTTCTGCTTTTAACGCATCTCCGTTAAGAGTAGATCCGCCTTGTGGTCCAGCGATAGTGGCAAATTTGCTACGGGCTTCGCCTAGCATAAATTTACAACTTGCTAGTGTATAGTCTTTGATCCATTGTATTGCAAGGTAATCGTTTAATAATTCTGAATCCGGACGATAATTGTACGCCATTAATAGCAGTGTTTCTTCTGCTCTAGGACGTTGTAGCATTGTAAGTTTTTTACTTGTAGAATTCCATTTAAATTCAATAAAGCTACCAAACATTCTTCCTACTAATTCCTGATATTGTGAAAACATATCGTATGTTGCAATGCCGCCCATATTACTCGAGCTTAAAAGATAGGTATTAGTATACGCAAGGTTAAATGGTTCAAAAATACTGCCGCCGTCTCCGCCACCAGTTCTAGAACCTATGCTTCTACGGAATATTTTACGAATTTCTACTACTTCTTTTGGCAAGGTGTATTCATTTTGATCAACAACTGTTTCCATAAACAGATATGATTCTTCCACTGAATTATCTGAACGCTGTCTAAAACGAGTAAGTGCTTTTGTAAGTGCAGTTTCATAATGAACAGGATCGAGTTCTACGTCTACCATTCCGCCACCTAACATAGCGTAAACGTAATCAAATATCTCTTGTTTTTGTGTTGCTAAATCTGCCATATAGAAGTTCTCCGTATAGTATTTATCCGATAAATATGTACATGCCGAGACTATCTTTATATAAACCAGAACGTGGCAACGATTATAGCTTCATCGACAAGCAAGTCTATGAAATGTTTACCGTTGGCGGTACTGACGTATTTGTACACAAATATTTAGGTGCAGAAAATCTTAGTGACGAAGATGCAACAGCAGACCAGCCACAATACGATGTAGTAAAAGAAACTAATATTCAAGATTTGCTATTTTTAGAAAATAGAGATAGGAAATATGATCCAGATGTGTATAATGTTAGAGGAATCTATAATATCCAAGACATAGATTTTGATTTATCTGCTTTTGGTTTATTTTTAAGCAATGATACATTATTTTTAACAGTTCATATTAACTCTAGTGTAAAAACCCTAGGCAGAAAAATTATAGCAGGAGATGTTATAGAACTTCCACATCTTCGCGACGAATATGCACTTAACGATTTGAGTACTGCGTTAAAAAGGTTTTATGTTGTAGAAGATGTTAACCGTGCTGCAGAAGGATTTAGTCAAACTTGGTATCCACATTTATATAGATTAAAACTAAAACAAATAGTAGATAGTCAAGAATACAAAGAAATATTAGATCTTCCTGCAAACGAAGACGCTCCGGAAGAAGGAAGCCTAAGAGATTTACTATCTACATATGAAAAAGAAATGCAGATTAATAATGCTGTTGTTGCTCAAGCAGAAGCAGATGCAGGATTAAGTGGATACGAT